GTATTATTACAGATGCGCGCTTTAAAACGTATGGCTGCGGATCGGCTATTGCGAGCTCGAGCCTTGTTACAGAATGGGTCAAAGGAAAAACTCTTGACGAAGCTGCCTCAATAAAAAACTCCCAAATCGCAGAAGAACTAGCCCTGCCCCCAGTTAAGATACATTGTTCAATACTAGCAGAAGATGCTATAAAGGCGGCCATAAATGATTACAGTAACAGATTCAGCAAAGTCTAAGATCCTAGACATATTAACAGAAGAAAATAATCCTGGTATACACCTTCGTACATTTGTTCAAGGCGGAGGATGCTCAGGCTTCAACTATGGATTCACAATCGAAGAGACCGTAAACTCAGACGATTTTGAAATTGAACTAGATAGTAAATTTAAATTATTAATTGACGCTATTAGCATGCAGTATTTAACTGGATGTACTATAGATTATAAAGGTTCTTTTATGTCTAAAGAATTCATTATAACAAATCCAAATGCCAAACACACCTGTGGATGTGGAAGTAGCTTCGGAGTATAAGGTAACAATGCTTAAAATTTCTAGATCTGATATTGACTCAGAATCAATAACAGAATTCCCAGCTGATAAGAGGTTCATCAAGTTACCTATTATCAACTATCTTAAACTGCTTCCAGCCTATGATCCAGAAACAGGCGTGACTACCACAGCCTGGGATCAAGTGAATAGAGCGCAAATAGCTCTTATAAATGCAGTTAACAATCCCAAATATCGCTTTGTGTGTGCAGCTCTTGCTCGCAGACTAGGCAAAACTTATATCGCTAATGTTATCGGACAATTGGTAATGTTGGTTCCTGGTTGTAATATATTAATTATATCGCCAAACTATACATTATCGTCAATCTCATTTGAACTACAGCGCAGACTGATTCGCAGTTTTGACCTAGAAGTTGAACGAGACAACGTAAAAGATAAAATCTTAGAGTTAACTAATGGATCAACTATTCGTTTAGGTAGTTTAAGTACTGTGGACTCATGCGTAGGTCGCAGTTATGATCTTATCATATTTGATGAAGCTGCACTAGGAGATGGTGAAGCTGCATTTAATGTTGCCCTTCGACCTACCTTAGACCGACCAGGATCAAAAGCAATCTTTATTTCAACACCTCGTGGTAAAAACAACTGGTTCTCAAGATTCTTTGACCGCGGGTTTCAGGACAAATATCCTGAGTGGGCCTCAATTACAGCAGATTATACTGAAAATCAGCGTATGAGTGAATCAGACGTTCAAGAAGCTCGTACAGTTATGTCAAAAGCAGAATTTGAACAAGAATACATGGCTTCATTCTCAACCTACGAAGGACAGATCTTTCAGTTTGATGAAGAACGATTCATTGAAGAATATGTGGCAGATGACGGAGATGAGATCATTGCTGGGCTTGACCCAGGTTACAAAGACCCAACTGCGTTTGTGGTTATAGTCTATAAGGCTAAAACTGATAGTTACCACATTGTGGATGAATATCAAGAAGCACAAGCTACTACTGAGGGTCACGTGGAAAAGATGCAAGAGTTAATAGACAAATGGAACATAGAGACCATTTTTATTGACTCAGCTGCAGCCCAATTTGCTGCTGACCTTGCCTACACTTATGATATTGCTACTATTAAAGCTAAAAAGTCAGTACTTGACGGACTAGCAATGGTTGCATCACTAGTAGAACAAGGCAAAGTAAAAGTTTCTCCTCATTGTGAGCACATTCGTATTATGTTTAATGAGTACCGCTGGGATCATAAAACCAATCTGGTTAAAGAACGCCCTGAACACGGTATGGCTTCTCACTGCGCTGACGCTACGCGTTATGCTATTTATACTTTCACCACTGGTGGCTGATCACCGCCAGTTTCTAAACCTAACCAACTATAAAAATGAAATTTCGTTTCCATATTTTAGGACTTCCACACACAGTTACAAATAAAGACTATGTGGCTTGTGCCTATACACAAAAGGTTTTAAAGTTTGCAAAAATGATGCGTGCTCGCGGGCATCACATCACACATTACGGGCATGAAGACTCTAAGCTAGACTGCGATGAGCATGTAACTGTAATCACCAATGAAGATTTAGATAAGTCCTATGGTAATCATGACTGGCGTAAAAATTTCTTTAAGTTTGACATGAATGATCATGCGTACCAAACCTTCTTTAAGAACGCTATTAAGGAAATTGCAGTACGTAAACAGCCCTTAGATTTCTTACTACCTTTTTGGGGAGCAGGAGTTCGCCCAGTATGTGATGCACATAACGACATGATTGTAGTAGAACCTGGAATTGGTTATGCATCAGGACATTGGGCACGTTGGAAGATTTTTGAATCGTATGCTATTTACCACGCATACTACGGACTTAACTCAGTTGCTACCTGCAAACAAGACTGGTACGATTGTGTAATTCCAAACTACTTTGATCCTGATGACTTTGAGTTTAGAGAAAAGAAGTCAGATTACTTCTTATTCTTAGGCAGAGTCTATGAGGGTAAAGGAGTTCATATTGCAGTACAGGCTACTCAAGCAATTGGAGCTAAATTAATTATAGCTGGACAAAACCCAGATAATTTAACCTTCCCAGAACACGTAGAGTTTGTGGGGTATGCTGACCAAGCTAAGCGTCGTGAATTAATGGCTGGTGCTAAAGGGGCTTTTGTTCCATCAATGTACATTGAACCTTTTGGTGGTGTGCAGATGGAGTTACTATTCTCAGGAACTCCTACAATTACAACAGATTGGGGTTCGTTTGCGGAAAACAACCTTCATGGCAAAACAGGCTATCGTTGCCGTACTTTTGATCACTTTGTATGGGCTGCTCAAAACATTGACAGAATCGATCCCAGAGCATGCAGACAGTGGGCTGAGAACTTCTCATTGGAAAAGGTAGCTCCTATGTATGAGGAGTTCTTTGAGGAAATTATGAATGTTTATACTAACAAAGGTTGGTATGAGCGTAAGTATGATCGTCAAGACTTGGCTTGGCTAAAGCGTGATGTACCACAATACCCAGAGCGTTTAAACTTTGGTTATATGCAAGCAGAGGAAAAGCCTTTTGCAGATCGTTTAGCTACTTGGGTTAAGCAGGAATTAAAGCCCGCAACACTATTAGATATTGGATGCGGCCCAGGACACTTTGTAAACTCATTTCGCTCAGAAGGTATAGATGCTCGTGGACTAGATATCGATGACAGAGTACATGGTAAAGCTTATTTAGAGTACAAGAGTCTTTTTGATATTGACAAAGAGTCGGCCGATGTAGTTGTTTGCATGGAAGTAGCTGAGCATATTGAGCAAGACCGTGAACAAGAAGTAGTAGCTAAAGTAGCTCAAACAGTTAAAGATACTCTTATCTGGACAGCAGCAGCTATTGGTCAAGGTGGTATAGGTCACATCAACTGTAAAAATAAACAAGACTGGTCAGACCTACTAACTGCCGCAGGATTACGCCGTAATCATGAACGCGAAGGTCAGTTAATCCTAGATATGCAAAAAGGCTATCATATGGGTTGGTTTACTCAGAATCTACTATATTTTGAGCGAGTCAAAGATGAGGTATGATTACGTAGACATAGGAACTTGTGATTTTGATACTGCACATGACGTAGCCCAACCAGGCGAGCGCGTGTTACTAGTAGAACCAGTACAATACTACTTAGATAGAATTGCAGATCGCAAAGATCAAATCAAAGCCAATGTTGCAATTTCGGCATCATCAGGCCGTGTACCTGTGTACTATTTACCTGATGTTAGCATCCATCTATTTGACTTACCCAGTTGGGCACGCGGATGTAACTCTATAGGTACTAGACATCCTACTATTGATAAATTATTAGAGCATCGTAAATTACCCCTTAGTTTAGTTAATAAAACTGAAGTTGAGGTAATTACATTTAGAGAGTTGTGTACTCGATATTCTGTAACTGAAATCAACAAACTTAAAATTGATACCGAAGGTCACGAAACTTTCATTATGCCTACTGTACTTGAAATGGTCAAGGAGGGTATGTACATTGAAGAAATTAAATTTGAAAATCAAGAAATTTTGGGAAACAAACCATTCTTGGATATCCTTGCACAAGAGTTTGTAAAGCTAGGTTTTTATGAAATTACTGAAATTACAAACATGGATACAACTTTACGAATAACTAAATGACAAAAACAGATAATGAATTTGAT